CCAGTATACGAACATCTAGCTCAGGTGTTTAGAATGGTCAACGAACACAAGTTTGGATTTGCCATTGACTTCATAGCACCACTACAGCACCTAACCTATAACCAACACAACACATTTGGTTGGCATGTAGATACACCAATCAAAGAACCACGCGATCTAAAGATACGTAAGATATCCTGTTCTATCATGTTGAATGATGAATATGAAGGTGGAGAACTGACGTTTGCTTCTGTACAACAGGGTTGGAAAGTAGGTAAATTACCTGCTAACTCCGCAGTGTTCTTTCCTGCTTTCATGCCACACACAGTTACTCCTATCACAAAGGGCACTAGACAAAGTTTGATTGCTTGGGCTGTTGGCCCTTACTTCCAATAATAATATACGTGGTTAATAAATACACTATGCCACACACACCCTTGTATACACCCTTTCAACTGTTCACACCCAAGACCTGTAAGAAGATAATCAAACAGGCTCAGCTTCAACATGCCAAGATGCGAGGATGGACTGTGGGTGGTATACATTCTATAAGAACCAACAGTGTGTACTTTATACACCAAGACTGTACTACTCCTGAATTAGAAGTATACGAGTTAGTTAAAAAACATCTCACAGCTAGGCCTGATCTACCTATGGATTGGATACAAGAGCATTGGCAGGTAAGTCAATATGAGCCAGGACAATTTTATGACTGGCATACTGATTCAGTTGCAAAGTGGGACGGACGTAGTAGTCAAAGAAGTATTACCCTTACTGCTACCCTGCAAGCCGCAAAAGGTGCTGTTATAGAAACTAAACAGCAAGCATGGGATCTACCTGTGGGTTGGGCAGTTTTGTTTCGAGCAGATGATGTACACAAGGCTTCTCCGCCAATAGAGGGAACACGGTGGAGTTTTACTGCTTGGGGTATGAAATGGAACCCCGATATTATTCCTGACGTTGATACTGAGCCCAGGTCATAAGGTCGGCATCAGAGCATTGAATATAGTCACTGTTGTTTTGATGTCTTACCCTGCCTGAACCCATTACTATGTCGCCGTCACGATATCCAAAGGGTTTCTGTATGGTAACGTCTATGTATTCTCCGTAATCTGTACCCAGGGTAACAAAGGTTACCCATCTTCCGTTTTTACCTCTAAACACTCGGCCATTAGCTATGACACCTGCAAACTGCACCCTGTCTAACCATTGCTGACGTACTCCCATACCCTTAGGAAATTTGTGTTGCCACCATCCAGGTTTTGTGTCTAATCCACGCCGATGTGCTTCACACTGGTATACCCACCCTCGGTAAGAACCTTCACAGTGTTTAAGATTAGCTCTCCAAAATGCTTCTGGGTTGTGTGCTTTTTGGTAAGCCAACGCCCATATAAGTCTACCCAGATTCACAGCATGAGCTCTACACAATCCAAACCCTGACAGTTCTTGCAATGCAGCCATAGCTTCTTGCTTGCGTGGGTTGTTACCCAAGCGTTCTACAAACTCTAATATTTTTTCATCATTCTTTTTTGCGAATGCACGTCGATACATGTCAGCTTCATATTGATCAACTCCTATGATAGATGATATTATTTCTATTGCGTCATCTTCAAATACAATAGCATCCTGTACAGCTTCTTTACTCCAGTCTTGAAACATTGATGCTTTCTGTCTACCTGACATTGCTACAGGACGTATCATAGCAGTTGCAAACACACAGTCGTATACTGACGTAGGTTGTATTGCTCTAAACAGTCTACGCATTGCAGGAGATTCACCCTGCGTTACACCCAACACATCACCTCTTGACAGTAAGGCGCTTGTGTGTGCGTCTGTGTGCGGATAATCCGCCAATGCAGTATCTGGGTCTATTTCCAACAGTTGTGATAATCCTCTGTTGGCTAGGATATCTACTTTCAAATGTTCGAGATCTTCTACTTCGTATTTGTCTAGTAGTATTTGGTTATCAGCTGATATAAGTGATTTAGGTAGTTGCCTTGTAAACATTACGATTCCTCCACAGTGTTTTGATATACATCTTTTCTTGCCTAATAGCTTCCGCTCTATGCGTTTTGCTTCTTTTGGGTCGACACCTACTGATTCGTATGTGAAGCCCCTGGGCAAATTACCTGTGGCACCAAGTCGCTTGGCAGCTTCTCGGCGGGCTGACTTTTCCTTATAGGTCACGTAATTGCTTAACCTTGCCGTCTTGCCTGGCCATTTTTTGAATATGCGTTCCATTACTTCTATTTGACGCCAATGTTCAAAATCTATATCAACATCTGGCAGGTCGTCCCTCATAGGATTCATAAACCTTGCCACAGGTATTTGCCACTTGATCGGGTCAACATCTGTTATACCCAATAGGTAGCATACCAGGCTAGATCCTGCTGACCCACGTGTCATATGTGTAAGGTCGTCAGTTAAGTCAATGATGTCGCAGATTTGTAAAAAGTAATCAGTGAAACGTTGAGAGAGAATGAGCTCAAATTCTTCAGCTAAACGATTGTGATAAATGTCTCCGGGTGGGATAGGCCTTTTAAATCGATTGAGTAGCCTCTGTATGTTTTCTAAATCTTGTGATGCCATTATAGCCTTCTTTCTTGCCTGGTCGTTGTTTCCAACGCTAATTATTTATGTTTGACAAAATTAGCGAAGACAAAAATGAAGATGATTACAGCGTATAGCTATCTTTTATATGTGGCATCTTAGTATTAACAGCAAAACTTATTCTATCTGTACCACTTCTGTTAGGACCTACCATGTGCATTAACCAAGTTGGAAAAGCAACTAGTGTGCCTACTTTTGGTTCTGTTCTATGTCTTCCTGAGTTGTATACATTTGATTCTTTGTGGTAAGCAGTAGGACACATGAACTCTATACTAGGATCATTTGGCATAATCACTAAATCTCCACAGCCCGGATCAGCTTGTACATAATAAACAAAACTTAAAAAATAATTTGCATGTCTGTGTGGTTCAACACTTGCAAGTTCTATTGAATCTTTAAATGCAGGAGCCATCCGATTGAACCAACCGTTTTGTATCTTTACTTCACAGTCCTCTCTCAACATGAATATGTTTTGTTTGAATCCTTCTATACGTTCTTCTATAGCTTGTATTAAAGGCATTAATGCTTCATGTGAAAGATCGATAAAGCCACTTTGCCATCCGCCATCCATTGACATGTTAAGTCCTTTGGGACGGAAATGATCATGAGCAACACCATCTTTTTCAAGCTGTTTACAGTGTTCTAGTATAGGCGCATTGTCTATATCTAATTTTTCTTCAGCAAACACATTAGGAAATATAGGTGTTATATGCATTATGTAGGATACTCAAAGTTTTGACACTTGCTACCTTTTCTAACAAAGTGTGCTCCATTACGTAGATGAAATCTTTCTGCCATAGTAGTTAACGGACTTAGAGTTGCAAATCTAAAAATATCTGGTCTGATTTTTTGTATATGTTTCTGTGTAGCTAATACTATTTCTCTGCCTGCACCTTTGTCATAACTCCATACTGTATAAAACATTGCAGTGTCTGCATCTTCTATATTATTTAAATCGCGTTCTTCTATACCTATACCACGTGTATAGGCAACACATATAATTGATCTGATTCCACATGGTAAATCGTCCTCAAACAAACCATACACTTCCCTACCTTTTGCTATACGCCAATGGAGAGGTATATGGGGTCTTACAGGATCATCTTTAAGATAATCTGCTAAATCAGGATGTTCGTTTATAAGTTCTAACATTAATCACTGTCCAAGTTATTTAAGAATTGTTTTAATTTTGTGCTGTCAGTTTGGACTTTTATTTTGCCTACAGTATCACCTTGGCTAGGATCATCGTTAGTTTCTGTATTGTCAACAACACCAGTTGCATTTCTTTTTATTTGATCAAACACTGTACTCTTTCTCTTAGAAAATTCTTGATAGTCCTCATCTTCTGCTAAATCTCTAATACGCAAACTATCTACATCAAATTCTAAATCAATTTTCTGTCCTACACCCGAACTACTTCTAGTCTTCATAAGTTGTATCTGATACCTACCACGTTCACGCATAGCTCTACTTGTAAAAATACCAATTAGATTATCTGCTGTATTAATTTTACTTATGCCTCCAGATATATGCGAGTGATCAAACTCAATCTCTTCTACTGAACTTCTATTCAACTGAGACGCAGTAACAAACAGAGTATTCAACTCCATTGCAAGATCTCTTAGTTCTTCTGACACATACTTATCTTTTACAAATAAGTTTTCTGCACTAATACGTTTTGCAATCGGCATCATTAAATCTAAATAGTCAACAAGCAATACATCAACTTTTTTACCTGTTTTAATTTCATATTCTTTTAAAAAACTTCTAATATCATTTGCAGTTTTACCAGTAGGCATATACTTAACTTGTATAGCCCCGGATTTTTTTCCAATCATCTTTACTTTCATTTCAACATCTTCAATATTTTTAAATATATCACGTGTTGGAATATCAGTAGTCATACTATCAATACGCATACTAACTAAATTTTCTGAAAGCTCAAATGTTAGATAAACAACGTTTAATCCTGCCAATGCCCAGTTGACACCTAAGTTTGCTAGAAACAAACTTTTACCACTGCCACTTCCGCCTGCAAAGATATTTAATTCACCTCTATTAAATCCACCAAATAATTTTTTATCTAAACTAGCCCAGCCTGTTGTTACTTGTCCGTTTTTATCTTTTATTGCTTTTAGTCTTGACGCAGGATCTTTCCAATAGTCTGTACCTAGATCTTTTTGCAATCCAATTTGTACTGCTTGCTTTACTAAATCTTCAACCGGTCCATACTCGCCTTTTTCAAGTAAGTCAGCACTTTTTAATATTGCACTTTCTAATGCTTTGTGTCTACTAAATGTTTCAAAGTCCTGTAACAACCAGTCATAGTGATTCTCTGCTAGATCTCCTGGATGTTGTAAGTCTGCATTTGTTGATGCGTTTACTATATCAAATGTAGGCATTGCATTGTGTTCAACTACATAGTCATTAATAAACTTTGCCGCACTTTGTAAACGTCTATCAAATGCTTGATCATTAAACACAGCCTGACACCTTACAAATGTTTCTGCATCTGTAAGCATCATCTCAAGATATACTTTTTGTATGTCGTATCCGTAATCAG